GCTATTTTTACTTTTTTACCATTCATAACATAAATATTATAACTATGGCATCCAATTGGTTTATAAATAAAAAGGATTGAATCAGTTCCAACTTTAACTTCATAATGTTCAGGGACTATCTCTCCAATAGCTGCTCGCTTAATTATTTTTATATAATGAATACCATTATCATTTAGTCTTTCTTTTATTACATCAGCAGTTTTTTCAGGATCATTTGATAAAACATCAAAATCGGCATCTTTTTCTAGTTTTTTTCTCAAATGTTTTGGCATGTATTGTGAATATAATGTATTGGCAAAGCCTCCAAAAAATACAACACCTTGATTTATTAAACTATTTTTAATAATTTCGTAAATTTTTTCTTCATCTTTTTTATTATCCATTTCGCGTTGAAATTCTATGTTATTACAATTAATATCAGTAATTTGATAATTTTTATTTAAAAGTGTAAGTCTTTTAAGGACCTTTTCCCATCTACTAGTATCACCAGCAGGTCTAGATAATTCTAAATACATTGACATTCTTAAAAAATTTGGCGGAGCATATAATATTCCATTTACACTTATAGCTTCTTTTTTAATTACACTAAATATTTCTTTTGGAATATGTGTTATATCTGCTACAGCCATATAATTAACAAAAACTTTATAGGTTCCATGATGTTGCCCAGATTTAGCTTCTACATCAATAAATCCTTTTTCGAAATATATATCAGCCAATTCCTTAGCATCATTTAAGGCATTTTGAGAGAAAAAATCATAATCTGGTATCTCAACTTCTCTATTATAAAATTTATCTTCTTCTGGTAAAATGTTATTAATTGCCGTTCCTCCATAACATATTAATTTTTTGCGTTTAATAAAATGTTCCACTATATCTATTATTTTTTGAACATCTTCTGAATTTACCGCACGTCTAGCCATTTTTTCTTCAGCATTATCAACTGCCATTCGTAAAATTGCTAATTCACAATCAGCAAATGATAAATCTCTACAAATATTTTTTTCTTTTGGCATTCTTATATTATTAAATTAAAATAAAATTGAATAATATATAAATATGTAAATATATAAATATTACATATTTATAATTAAATGGATAACATTAAAGATCAATTGGAAATAATAACTACTAATTCTATTAGACGGAGACTTGAACGTGAATTTATAAATTTGATTTCGTCAGATTTAATTTACCCTGAGACTGTTTTTATAAATTTTAACAAAGATAATCAAATACATAATCATAACTTAATTTCAGTCAGTTTCATAACAACAAAAGAATATAGGCATTTTGAGTTTATTATTACTCTTCATTATCCATTTCATCCACCTAAATTAAATATAAATTTTAAACCTTATATATATTATTTAAATTTTAATTCTTTAGAATTTAGAGAAAAATTATTTAAACATAAAAATGTAAGATGTTTTTGTTGTAACACTAAAACATGCAGTGATAATTGGTCACCTGGTTTTACATTAAAACATATTTTAGAAGAAGTAGAAGAATTTAAACAAAATTGTAGAGATATTTCTTATATTTTAATCATAGATGTAATTAAGAGAAAATATTTAAATAGTGATATAAACATTGTTGAATGGTTATTATAATTTTATAATTTATTGTTATACTAATTTAGCATCATCAATAATAACTGTAAAAAATTGTTGTTTAGGATAAATAGAATTACAACCATTACATTTACATTCTGTATCATTAATAATAAAAAAACGGCCAGCTTTATTTGGTATTCTATTTTTACTTAATCCCATACATGTAGGACAATTATAATTAATTGGTACCATAACATTGTTTGAAAATTTGTTTCCCATTTTTTGATTATATAAATAATTTATATTTAAATCAATTAGATATAAATTATAAATATGTAGTGTTGAGTCTAAAAGCTGAAACTATAGTAATCGGTGCTAGAGCTTCTAGTAGCATATGAATATTCTGGTAATTGTTGAGTTGGAGGTGGAACAGTTACAACTTGGTATCTTAAATCAATAGGTTTTAATGCGAAAGCATATCCAGCTTGATCAAAAAATAAAGCATTTTCCATAAGATTATTATCAACTAGTTGATATCTCATTGCTACCATTTGACAACCACATGCTCTAGAAATAATACCACTAGGATTAGGAGGATTACTGCCACTATCAGGTACTACAATTGTCATATTATTTCTATTAAAATCTGTTAATTCATTAATATCAGGATTATTTTTAACACCATAAAAATTATATTCTCTCATAAAAAGTGAATTGCTAGTTAAATTGACATATTCATTTAATCTTTCATTCTCTAAAAATGCGGGATTACTTCTATCAACAATTAAAATGATTTTATTTCGTAATAATAACAATGGCACATTTCCTAAATTTTTTCCAACTATTTCATAACTGTAACTAGGACCCAACATTAATGAATTATAAGCTTTAAATATGCTAGCTAAATTAGAATACATTGTTTGGTTATTACTCATAAATCTTAAATGAATAATTAATGGATCTGTTGGATTAGGGCAAGTTGATCCAGAAAACGCATAATTTTTAATTGTATCCATAACAGAACCGAAGTCAACAGAATTAAAAGTTTCTTTAATGTGGAAATTATCAACAGTACTAGCTGCTACAACAGGATTATCATTAACTGAATAAATTTCAAAATCTAAACATCTAACACCTTGTTTCAAAACAGCTTTTAAGTTACATAAATCTACAAAATCATTTTTATATGTTCCTCCAGAACAAGAATTGTATGCTGTTTTAATATAATAATCATAAAGATTTCCGCTACAATCAGGATCATTTAAGTTAATTGGTCTAATATTTCCATCTAAGCTTGAGTAAAGGTTATTCATATAATCACATTCTTTTCCTTTAAGTTTACTAAGGTAAATCATATAACCTATAAAAATAGCGAGAATAATTAAAATAAAAGCAAATATCATATATACTTGGAAATCTTCATCCATGTTTTTAATAGCGCTTAAATAATCATTTGAATTTTTTGTTGACATTACTAATATATTATATTATTTTTAAATTTTTAGAAATAATAAAATAAAATATGATGAAATTAATAATTAAAAAATTCATATATATTATATTAAATATGGCAGGTGGTTTAATGCAATTAGTGTCTCAAGGACAACAAAATGTTATATTAAATGGTAATCCTTCAAAAACATTCTTTAAATGCACATATAAAAAGTATACAAATTTTGGTAAACAAAATTTTCGTTTAGACTATGATGGAACACCTCAACTTAATTTAACAGGTGAGTCTACATTTACATTTAAAGTTAAAAGGTATGCTGATCTTTTGATGGACTGTTATATTTGTGTCACTTTACCAAATATATGGTCACCAATTATACCTCCACAAGAATATACAAGTAATGGTGTAACAGAATATTCATCATGGGCACCTTATGAATTTCAATGGATAAAAAATATCGGTGCTCAAATTATTAGTAAAATTACAATAAATTGTGGAAATCAACAATTACAACAATATTCTGGTCAGTATATTCTAGCATCAGCTCAGAGAGATTTTAGTTCGCAAAAATTAGCTCTGTTTAATGAAATGATTGGTAATGTAGCTGAATTAAATGACCCGGCAAATTATGGAGCGCGTGTTAATGCTTATCCTAATGCTTATTATACTACTAGTTCTGCTGGAGCTCAACCGTCGATTCCTAGTAGAACACTGTGGATTCCATTAGGCTCTTGGTTCAATTTATTATCTACGCAAGCTTTTCCATTAATAGCACTTCAATATAATGAATTATCTATAAATGTTACATTTAGGCCTATAAATGAATGGTTTACTATTCGTGATGTAATGGACTATGCTAATAACTATCCAATAGTAGCTCCAAATTTTAATCAATATTATATGCAGTTGTATACATTTTTACAAACACCTCCTAATGAAACTTTAGGTCCAGGTTCTTATATAGATACAAGAACAAATTGGTTTGCTGACATAAATTTAAACTGTACTTATTGTTTTCTCTCTGATGATGAATCAACAATATTTGCCAAAAATGAGCAAAAATATTTAATTAAGCAAATTTATGAAAAACCTTTTTACAATATTACTGGTTCGAATAGGATTGAATTAGATTCATTAGGAATGGTAATAAGTTGGATGTTTTATTTTCAAAGAAGCGACGCAAATTTAAGAAACCAATGGTCTAATTATACAAATTGGCCTTATGAATATTTACCACAAGATGTTACGCCAGCTCCAGTGGCAGGTGATGTAACAAACCCTAACCCGTCTGGTCCATCTACTTTAGGCCCTGGTTTAGAAACTGATGGAACACTGTCTGGTTTGTATATAACTGGTGTTTATAACCCCCAAAATTTAAAAGACATATTAATTGCGTTAGGTATACTATTAGATGGTCAATATAGAGAGAATATTTTACCAGCAGGTGTATTTAATTATGTAGAGAAATATGTAAGAACACAAGGTTTTGCTCCACCTGGTTTATATTGTTATAATTTTTGTTTAGATACAGACCCATACAAAGTCCAACCTTCTGGTGCTATGAATATGAGTAGATTTACTAATATTCAACTAGAATTTACGACAATAAGTCCTCCGGCAGATCCATATGCTCAGGTTCTAACCATTTGTGATCCAAATACAGGAGATATAATAGGTATAAATAAGCCTACATGGAGAATTTATAATTACAATTTTAATTTATATTTAATAGAAGAGAGAGTAAATATGGTTATATTTGTTGGTGGAAATGCTGGTTTATTATATGCTACTTAATACTGTAATAAATTGGTTTAAATAAATATTATTATATAAAATATGCTTATAAGATATAATAATTTTTTAAATAAAAAAATAATTAAACGAAATTTGTTTAATTATAAAGATGTTTTTTTATTAGAAAATCAGCTTAATGAAGAAGAAAAATCAATAAAAGAGTTAGCATATAATTTTTCAAAAGATATATTACAACCTAATATTGTTTCTTCGTTTAGAAACGAAAAGTTTGATAAAAATATTATGAAGGAAATGGGAAATTATGGATTATTAGGACCAACTATAAATGAATATGGATGTTCTGGAGTAAATTATATATCATATGGATTGATTATGCGTGAAATAGAAAGAGTTGATAGTGGATATAGAAGCTGTGCTAGTGTTCAGTCATCATTAGTTATGTATCCAATATATAAGTTTGGTTCTAAAGAACAAAAAGATAGATTTTTACCTGAATTGGCAAAAGGAAATTTAATTGGATGTTTTGGTCTTACTGAACCAGATCATGGAAGTGACCCATCTGGAATGAAGAGTAGAGCCGTTTTAGACGGTAATAATTATATTCTAAATGGAAGTAAAAATTGGATAACAAATTCACCGATTGCTGATATTTTTATAATTTGGGCAAAGGATGAAAATAATATTATAAGAGGATTTATTTTAGAAAAAGAAATGAAGGGTTTATTTTGTCCGAAGATTGAAGGTAAATTTTCTTTAAGAGCATCTAATACTGGGATGATTTTTATGGATAATGTTATAGTTCCAAAAGAAAATATATTACCATTAACAAAAGGTCTTAAAAGTCCATTTATGTGTTTAAATAATGCTAGATATGGTATAGCTTGGGGTGTTTTAGGAGCAGCAGAGGATTGTTATTTACGTGCAAGAGAATATTCATTAGAAAGAAAACAATTTAACAAACCATTAGCTTCTAATCAATTAATACAATTAAAGTTAACTAATATGATTACAGAAATATCATTAGGGTTACAAGCTGTTTTAAGAGTTGGAAGAATGATTGATGAGAATGTATTAATACCTGAAAATATTTCTATAATAAAACGAAATAATTGTTTGAAATCGTTACAAATAGCTAGAGATGCGAGAGATATATTAGGTGGTAATGGTATATCAGATGAATATCATATTATAAGACATATGTTAAATCTAGAAGCTGTTAATACATATGAAGGTACACAAGATATACATGGATTAATTGTGGGAAGAGGAATAACTAACTTGAGTTCATTTTAAATATAAAAATCGAAAGATATATATCATATAATGAAAAATATTATATTATATATTCAAAAATTATTTAATAAAATATCATATTTGTAGTCCATTAGGTAGGTGGAATATTGAGACTTGCACACAAAAAATTAAATATTTTTTAAAAATAT